TTGGTTCTCTTGGAGGTCAGGTCGGTGAGGCGATATCTGAATTCTCCTCTGACCCTGCAATGTCAGGTAACTCAAACAGTGCATGTCCTACAGAATTTGCTGTTAAGGGATTCGTCACTCGTGGTTCTATGGGTACAAAGGCAATGACACCTCCTGTAGGTACAACTGCTCAAAGACCTGGCGGTGTCGATGATGAGTTCAACACTGGTGCGTTAAGATTCAACACAGACCTCGGTGCTCTTGAGTACTACAACGGTTCAGCATGGATTCAGCCTGGCGTTGAGTCATACAGCACAATCTCAACATCAACAAACGTTACTGCTGGTGGTAACTACTTTGTTAACACAAACGGTGGTGGTGTTACTGCAACACTCCCTGCATCTCCTGACTTAGGTGCTAAAATCACATTCTTCGATGTTGCTAAGACATTCGATAGTAATGCATTGACCGTCTCTCGTAATGGAAAACTAATACAAGGTGACTCTGCTAACCTAACTGTTAACACAGAGGGTGCAGCATTTAGCCTAGTATTCTCAGGTGATTCATATGGTTGGAGAATCTTCTCCATCTAATGTTTGACCATCTACATTATGATATTTTTTTACCACATTTCGAGTTAGTAAATGGCCAATTATAGATCATATCGACAAGTCAGATCCGATCAGATAGCTGCTGGAAGTATTTCATCAGCTAAACTGCAATCGGGTGTGGCTCCTAGATACTGCGTTAAACATATACATGGACATCCATGTTATTGTACACCTGGCTGTTGTTGTCTTTGGACAGTCCCTTCTGGGGTTGAAAAGATAACCTTTGAATTATGGGGTGCTGGAGGCAACGGACATGGTGCATGTTCATGTAACAGATGTCACCACTATCAAGGTGCTGCTGGAGGAACATATAATACAAAGACAATTTCTACCACTGGAGGTTGTCAATATCGTGTATGTGCTGGTGGAGTTTACAGATGTTGTTCTAGAGAATGTAATGGTTGTATAGGATGCGCTTCTTATGTAAATGGTTACAACTTAAGTAACTTCTGTGCTCAAGGTGGTGCAAGAGGTTGTGCAAACCCTGATTGGTCAGTTGCTTGTACATCAAGAAACTTCTGTTGTGTATCGCCTGGTCAGTGGGGTGGAGACTTTGCAATGGCTCCTCACCAAGACGGTTTCTCAGGTCACTGGGACTGTCAGTGTGGCCCATCTATTACTACAGAATGTACTTCTGGTGCTCCGTTCTTAACATCAAGTACAGAAAACCAAGCTGTTCACTGTTGGGCTCGTTGCGGTTGTTGGACTGCTCCATACGCAACAGGTGGAAAAGGTGGACAAACACAATACTGTGGTAGGTGTTGTGCTCAGGGTGGCCAAGGCGGCTCTGGAGTTGTAAGAATCACTTACGTCTAAAAAGGAAATCAATGGCAAGTTATTCATCATACAAAAAAGTTAATGGAGATCAGTTAGCTTCTAATAGTTTGAGTGCATCAAGCTTTAGTGACTCACCGAACTCATCTTATGGCGTAAAATGGTTTTACGGAATCATATGTCGTTGTTCGGCTGGTTGCTGTTGTAACTGGACAGTCCCAACAGGTGTTCAAAACATGTGGATTCAGGCTTGGGGTTCTGGAGGAAATGGATCTGGTGCATGTTCATGTAATAGATGCCATCACTTTTTAGGTGCTGGTGGAGGATATTACAATAGTAAAATGATTACCGTTACTGCTGGTAACAACTATACTGTCTGTGCTGGTGGAGTTTATCGATGTCTATCTAGAGAATGTACAGGATGCATAGGATGTTCTTCTTATGTAAATGGTGCAAACTTATCCAATTTCTGTGCTATTGGTGGTTGCAGAGGAATGGCAAATACTTCTTGGAGTACAAACTGTTCATCAGTAAACACATGTTGTCGTGCTCCTGGCAACAACGGTGGAGACTTCGGAATTGGAAACCATGCTGGTGCTTGGTCTGCTTCTAGATACGATACATACAGAGGATGGTGTCATTGTTATCAACACGCTCATTCTCCAACATCTGCACCTCTAATCGGTACTTCAGTGTATCAGTCATTAAGAAGTTGCTGGATTCGTTGTGGTTGCTGGATCGTGCCTTACGGTCATGGTGGACAAAACGCAACAACTACTTATTGCGGTAATGGTCACTGTGGACAAGGTGGAACTGGTGGTGGCGGCCTAGTCAAAATTACATACTTCTAAAGGAAAGAAATGGCAAATTATTCATCCTATAAAAAAGTTGCTAACGATAGGATCGTTGACGGAACTATTCCATCATCGGCGGTTCAATCTGGATCTTTTTCTAACTGGTGTGTAAAATGGTTCTACGGACAAACTAACGTCTGCAACCCAGGCTGTTGTTGCAACTGGCAAGTACCAACAGGTACAACTCGAATGACTATCGAGGCTTGGGGTGCTGGAGGAAACGGACACGGAGAATGTAACTGTAACCGTTGTGGTAACTGGTTCGGTGCTGGTGGAGGTTTCTATAATACTAAAACTATTAGTACAACTGCTGGATGTCAATATACTGTATGTGCTGGTGGTACATATCGTTGTTGTTCCAGACAATGTACAGGATGTCATGGTTGTTCATCCTATGTAAATGGATATAACCTCTCAGGTTTCTGTGCTTTTGGTGGTAATAGAGGTTGTTACACTAACTCATGGTCTTCAAGTTGTTATACTCAGTTTGAAAGATGTTGTTTCCAGCCTGGTGCAATGGGCGGAGATTTCGGAATGGGCAACCATGCTGGTGCATCATACAGGGCTGATGGTTGGAACTGTCACTGTTTCTATAACAACGATGCAATGCCTACAGGAGCTCCATTTATCGGAACTCTAGGTGTTAGTTACGGTGTAAGAAGATGTTGGATTCGTTGTGGTTGTTGGACTGTTCCATACGGACACGGTGGACAAGGTGCTATTACTGCATACTGTGGTAGTGGTCACTGTGGACAAGGTGGCCAAGGTGGAGGAGGACTCGTTAAGATCACTTACGTCTAAACCGAACAAGAAAATTTTTCAAAAGGGGGTTGTAGACCCTCTTTTTTTATAAATAGTCCCGAAGGAGTAAACCCGAAGAAATCCGAAATGGCAACAAAAATTATCGAACAGGCATGGAAGCTAAGTCTTCCGAACAGTTTCCTTGTTGATCACAGCTTCTCTGATGGTAAACAAAGAGACCAAACATACGACGGCCCAGACAAAATCTATCTACAGATTGGTGCAGATGGAAAAGAACATTATGGCCCTCTAACAGAAGACGACATTGCAGATGGTCGTCCAAGACCAGCAGACGTAGTTCAGTGGTATGAAGTAGATTGTTCAAGATCTGATCTACACACACTCATCTGTCAACTTAGAGGCCCTGTGGTCAATGAGAAAGAAGAAAGTCGTGACTTATCTGTTGATGTAGCGCACCCTGGCTCACCTGATTTATCATCTGATGGATACGTTCAGTTTACATACGGTTCTGTGTTATATCCAGATGATATCTACAACGAAAATACTATCGTAGTTGCAAATCCAGGCAGTGCTGGCCCCGATGACATTTCAATTCAGGCATTTACTCCTAAAGAGAAAATAAATGGCGTTGACTTAGACAAAACTTGGGATATGGTTAGAGCTCATAGAAATAGAGAATTGTCTAACAGTGACGGAAAGGTTACAGAGGATATGCCTGATGATCTTAAGAATAAGTGGAAAACTTATCGTCAACAGTTGAGAGACCTCCCTGCAAAGATGCAAGCTGCAAGTGTACATCCAAACATCGCAGACATGATGTTCCCAATGACACCAGACTATGAGGCACCACCAACAGATTCAGCTGACTCTGATGGAACAGGAACTCCAGCATGGGCACCTCCAAACTAATTCAAACATATATAAATTAATTCATCAAGATCCTCCTAATAAGGGGATCTTTTTTATTATATGTTTGAGACTAATCCACTCAGAAATTATAATCTAACAGTAAAAAGAGTCTACGATCATTCCAAAGATAATGATCAAGGATTTATCTGGAGGAAAGTGTTTGTTCTAGATAATTTTTATGAAAATCCAGATGAGGTAAGGGACTATGCCTTATCATGTGAACTTAAAGGTGGGAAGGAATATTGTGGATCTTTAGTAGGGAAACGTGTTGTGGAAGATAATCAGGAGATGAGGGATAATCTTAGGTCAGTATTTACAACTCTATGTAATCAAAAAGAATGGAATAATCTAGAATATAATGATGATGAGTTTCAATCAAAATGGGATAACATGAAATTCATGGTGAATCACACAACTCATGACGATATAATGGATCGGTTTACCGAAACAGTTTACTGTTACACTCATCATAAAGATAATATAGGATATAAATGGGCAGCTTTAGTATATTTGAATAAAGACAATGAGTGTAATGGAGGCACAAATTTCTATAAGTACATAGAAGATCATGCCTACGGTTACGATTACAATATAAACAGAGACATAATGTTTACAAGTGAGATGAAATATAATAGAATGGTATTGTATGAAGCCAGACATACTCATGGAGCGATCCTAGATAGGAAGATGTATAAACAACATCCTCGTCTGGCACAGGTATTTTTTATGTGACTATATAGTACAGGAATTATGAAAACTATGAGATCGAAGGCGTTTTTTATTAATGGTGGAGCGGGAAGAGTTATAAGTTCTATCCCTGCATTTGAAAAATATGCGGAGACAAATGACGATTTTATTATAGTGTGTGAAGGGGGTACAGATTTCTTCAAAGGACACCCAACACTAGATGGAAAGGCATACGATCACTGGCATAAAAATCTTTTCCAAGAACATATTAAAGATAGGGACTGTGTAAGTCCAGAACCATATAGAGTATGGCACTACTATAATCAAAAGTGTAATTTGGCACAGGCCTATGACATGGAGATTAATGGTTTAGATGAACCAAGAGAACTACCTAAACCAAAAATTGAACTAAACAAAATGGAAGTTATTTCTGGGTACAATGTAGTACAGGAAATAAAATCAGTAACTAAAAAAGATAAAGTAATAGTTGTACAACCATTTGGTAGGTCTATAACTCAGTTAGGTGAATTTTTGGCAGATCCTTCATCAAGAAGTATGCCACTTACAGGTGTATGTGATATAATAAATCAACTTAAAAAAGACTATGCAGTAATTGTAATGAGTGAATTTCATTTCTCAGTAGAAGAGAATGAAGAAAATACTAAATTCCCTATTGCTAGACCACAAATATCAGACATGAGAGTATGGGCTGCAGTTATTGAAGTTGCAGATCATTTCTTGGGATGCGATAGTATGGGTCAACATATGGCAAGAGCTCTTGATAAGACTGCTACTGTAGTAGTTGGTTCGACATATCCAGAAAATATTAGTTATCCTGGCCATAAAGATTTTGATATCATTGATGTTGGAGATGGTCGTAGAGAGTATGCACCAATCAGAATTACTCAAGATGAAAGAGTTGATAGATTCAATGATCAATCTATGGAACTTGACAAAAATCAAATTAAACAGATTCTAGAATCTTGTAAAAAGAGATTGGGTAAACCCAGAGCATTTACAGGCACATTTGTTCCTGTTCAACAAGAATCATCATCATGTCCTACTCCAACACCAATTCAAGAAATACCTAAACCAGATGCTTACCAACTTGCTAGTGGTGGAAAGAGAGAACCATTAGGAACAACTCCAATGAATACTGGTGCTCCTAAACCAACATTTACTTTGAACAAACCAAAACCAAAACAGAACAAAGGATTTAAAAATCTGTTAAAATCAGATAAACCAATAATCGATATTGAAACAAAATAATGACTCAATGGATTGCAGCAATCGCCAGAGGACATAACTCTGGAGTTTGTTTACTTAAAGATGGTGAACTTGTTTTCGCTATAGAAGAGGAGAGACTATCAAGAAAAAAATATGATGGAGGCCCTATGGCTTCTATGATTAAGATATTAGATTATACTGATACCTTAGATTATCTTGTGATTGCACATACGCAACCATTAGAACAAGCTGGATCAAACGATTTCACTGGTGAACCTATTTACGTTGCTCTTGCAAGAAAGCTAGGTTTGATTGATCGTAAAGCAGACATTTACAAACACCCACAAGTAGTAGATTATAGTCATATTCATCATAAACTTCATTCATCTTGTGCATTTTATAGATCAGGATTTAAGAGTGCAGTATCTGTCATAGTAGATGGTGCTGGGTCATTTATTCCAATGCATATTGATGGAGAAGATGTAATGACATGGGAGTTAGAGACTATAATAAAATGCAATTATCCAGATAACTTTAAAACTCTATACAAACATCAAGGAGGTAGAGGGCCTTGGGGCTCTGAAAAGATGCTTGGGTTTACATCTAAGAGAGAAGATGAAGAAGGAACTCATGAGTTTATATTAGATGATTCTGCTGGTATAGTAAAGGCATATGAAGCTGTAACTCAATATTGTGGTTGGGCTCCAATTGAAGCTGGTAAAACTATGGGACTGTTTCCATATGGACAACAAAACTTAAATATACCCGACATCTATACTGATTACGATGGCATGAGTGATTGGTCTACAACTAATAGAGATTTAATTGTACCAACTTATCCTAATGGTGCAGTGGTAAATCAAGGTAGATTTACAGAACTTAGAAATCCACCAGATTTAAAAAAGACAGACGATTTAACTCAACTACAAAGTCGTAGAGATATGGCATATGCCATTCAGACAGAATCAGAACAAATGGTATTAGATTTGATTCGTAAGGCGGTAGAAATGAGTGGAGAAAAGAATGTTGTTCTTTCTGGTGGATATGGATTAAACTGTGTTGCAAATTATTGGTATCTAGAACAATTAAAAGGTGAAGGTATTAATCTATTTGTGGAACCAGTAAGTAATGATGCTGGAACGGCAATCGGTGCTGCATATTGGCATTACCATAAAGTAACAAAAGATAGGGAGGTTAAACCAATGATTACTGATTTATATTATGGGCCTAAGTATGATTATGATATTGATTACATTAAAGACCTCGCAAATTATTATGATGCAACTAGAATATTTGAAGCTGATCATGGAGATGCAGTTGATCTAATTACTAAAAAAAATATTGTTGCAATGTTTCAAGGTAGATCCGAGGCAGGCCCTCGTGCATTGGGTAATAGATCTATCATGTATGATCCTAGAGATCCAAATGGTAAAGATCATGTCAATGCTATCAAACGTCGTGAATACTTCAGACCTTTTGCTGGATCAATATTGAAAGAACATGTACATGAATGGTTTGATCTTCGTGGTATGGATGATACTCCATTTATGATGTATGCTGTTAGATGTCAGGACGGAATTAAAGAAAAGATTCCAGCAATCATTCACGTTGATGACACATGTAGAATTCAAACAGTTACAGAAGATGTTAATCCCCATTACTATAATTTAATTAAAACTTTCTATGATAAGACAGGATGCCCTATTATCTTTAATACATCCTTCAACTTAGGCGGAGAACCTCTTGTAGAGACCCTAGACGACGCTCTGAGGACTCTTGCAAATAGTTTGATAGAATACCTCTATCTGCCTGAGTATGGTCTTATGGTTGAAATAAAGAACTAATGAAGACAGCTGGATTCAATATATCCCATGATGGTGCAATATGTATTTGTAACAATGGAGAAATTGAATATTACCTCGAAGAAGAAAGAGTCAGTGGTTTTAAACATGATGGGTTTCCAGCAAAATCATTTTACCAATTGTTTGGATACGAAACTACTGTTAAACAATTAGAAGAATATGACTATGCTTTTTCTGGATTAAAATATTGGCCTGTAGATGATGTTTCCGTACGTTTTGATTCTGGATTAAAATTTGAAGAAGGTGTAGCTGCCTTTGTAAACCATGTAATATTAAAATCTATAGGTAGAAGTGGAAAGAATGAAAAAATAAAATTAACAGAAGAAAAATTTAAAGATATTAGGTATGATGAACATCATGTTTTTCATGCCATAGGTAGTTTCTATAATTCTGGATTTAAAGATGCATTAGTTTTAGTTGTTGATGGTATGGGTAATCCATCAACTAAAGACTCTGATATGCATGAGGTGGCAAGTTTATACACAATTCAAAAAGATCCATTTGTATTGAATTGTTTAGCTAAACAAGAAACTCCAAAACATCATTCTGAGAAATGGAGATCTAGAGAAACTCATTTAGATCATTGGCCAATGGGTATTGGTATGGCCTACGCTTCAGTATCAGCTTACCTTGGATTTGGGACACTAGGGTCTGGTAAAACTATGGGACTGGCACCATACGGTAAAGAAGATGATAATATAAAACCTTTCATTTTAGAAAATAATCTAGTAAATTCTAAACTTTTTTACAGATCACATGATGGTTGTGTTTTTATTCCTTATGATTATCTTCCCGAAGTGTGGGATTATAAAGAATGGAATGATGACGTTCAAAAAATTGCAAATTTGGCATATAGACTGCAAAAAGATTTTGAAAAATGGATGACAAATACTATTATATCGGGACTAAAGCAAACTGGTAAAAAAAATATTGTATTATCTGGTGGGTGTGCTATGAACTGTGTTGCTAATTATGAGTACTTGAAACATCTTCCAGAAGGTGTTAAAATGTTCGTAGATCCATTGTGTCAAGATGCAGGCATTTCTGTAGGATTGGCAAAGTACCTTTACTATTGTAAACAATGAAAACAGTTAAAAAGTTAGTTATTGTTGGTGGAGGAACAGCTGGATGGATAACTGCATCTTGGTTTGCAAGAAGGTGGAAATCTTTAGAAGTAGTTGTCATTGATAAATCAGATTCAGAAAGAGTTGGTGTTGGAGAAGCTACGTTGTTAAGTTTCCCACAGGTCATGAGAGAGATGGGATATGAACCACATCAATGGATGAATGAAATAGATGCAACATTCAAGGCAGGAATATTATTTCCTGGCTGGGGTAAGGAAGAAAATAATATCTGGCATCCATTCGGTTTTGGTATTTTGGGTGATAGTGAAAATCCAAACATACCCAGAGTCCCTCTCTATGATGTTTGGTCTAATTATCAAGATCAAAGAGAAATAAAAAGTATATCTGGTTTATATGGATCTGCCATGCAGAATAAAATAGAACCAGATTATGTTAGAGACACATATGCCTATCAGATTGATTGTGGTAAATTAGTAAAATTTTTACAAAAAAATACTATACCATACTTAAAAGAATATATTCAATCTGATGTTATAGAGATTTATAGAAATGGTTTATCTGATGATATTACAAGATCTAGTATCAAAGAATTAGTATTAGATGATGGATCAAGAATTACTGGAGATTTGTTTATAGATTGCACTGGTTGGAAACAGATGTTGATAGGCAATCATAATGTAGATTTGAGTGATAGATTATTCATAGACACTGCTTTTGCTACCAAAGTAGAATATCAAGATAAAAATAAAGAGATGCATCCATATACGGATTGTCAGGCATTAGAACATGGTTGGAGATGGAGAATACCAACACAATCTAGAATAGGAACAGGATATTGTTTCAATAGATCAATTACAGATCCAGATATAGTGGCAGATTCTTTTGTAAAACATTGGGATAATAGAATTGAGAAAAAAGAATTGAGAATGTTAGATTGGAAACCTCAGTATGTTGAAAAATTTTGGCAAGGCAATGTAGTTCCTATTGGATTAAGTGCTGGATTTATAGAACCATTAGAAAGTACTGGATTGGCCTTGATGATAAGGGGATGTGAATTTTTAGAAGAATGTATGGTTGATTGTGTCTATAATGAATACGAAACTGATATCTACAATGTTAGAATGAAGTGTGCTTTTGAGAGTGCAGTTGATTATGTTAACATGCATTATTCATATTGTGAAAGAAAAGGTAAGTTTTGGGATTACGTCAGATTAAGTCACGATAAATCTGGTATGCAAAAATATATGGAAGATCAGATAAATGATCCAGATTCTTTGACATTCCAAGATCATAGATCTAGTTCGTTTTTTGGTGGAAGCAATTGGCATGTGTGGTTATTGCAACTGATGCCTGAGGTTGAAAGGAAAACATATTGGTATAAGGATGTAAAAGAAATTGTTCCTAGATATGAAAATTATCTAAGGAGACTAGATAATAGTGTGAACCAATCAATTCCACAAATAGATCTACTAAAAGAATGGTATGGAAAATAAAATAGTATGGTGTAATGGCACTTTTGATATACTACATCCAGGCCATATTGAACTGTTCAAAGTTGGTGCATCTTTAGGAAAAAAACTCATAGTAGCCACAGATACAGATGAAAAGATTCGTAAAGATAAGGGTGCGTTTAAGCCCGTCAACAATTTGTGTGATAGAATTTCCATGTTACAAGCGATAAAATATATTGACGAAGTATTGTACTTCAATGACAGAAAAGAATTGGAGGGGTTGATAAAATTATACATGCCTGATATACTACTGTTAGGTGATGATTGGAAAGGAGGAGATGTGGTTGGCAAAGAGTATGCCAGAGAAGTCAGATTTCTTCCTAGATTGAATTATTCCACAACTGATATCATAAAGAAGATTCGTGGCTAACGTAATTGTCATAGGTGATAAGTGTACAGACAAGTATGTTTTTGGAGAGACTACTAGGCTCAGTCCAGAACAACCTGTCCCTGTTCTAGATCAGACTAGAATAGAAGAGAGGCCAGGTATGGCTGCAAACACTGAATTGAATCTAAAGGCGTTTGGTATTAATACTGTTCTACTTTCACAGAGGGAACAGATAACTAAAACAAGATTCATAGATACAAATAGTGGTTATCAGTTGATGCGTTTGGATGAAACTCCACAAGTGAGTAGGATTGCAAATGCTGAATTGAAAATGGCGATGATGCACATGAATCCTGATGCGATTGTTATTTCAGATTATGACAAAGGATACATTAATGGTGATGATTTATGGAATCTGTGTCACAATCTTAACAGACCAGTATTCGTAGACACTAAGAAGCGTAGACTTTTTCATAAAGAAAATGTATTCTGGAAAATAAACAAGAAAGAATACGATCTTTTAGACAAAGACCATCTACCTAATGGCACTCATCTTATTGTCACTTTGGGAAATCGTGGTGTTATGTGGAATGGACTTATTTTTCAACCTCAAGTAGTCAAAGTGTTTGATGTATGTGGTGCTGGAGATACGTTTCTATCAGCATTAGTTTACGAGTTTTTAAAAACAAAAGATATGCAAAGGTCTATAGACTTAGCAAATAGAGCTGCTGCAATATCCGTCACACATCCTGGCGCCTATTACCTAAACAAAAATGACATAGAATCATTGTATGGAGGAGAAAATGAAAGTTAGTTCCGCAGATTTAATGCACCATCGATTACAAGCATGGCTTCGTGAACACACATGTAAAGATATCGAATATCTTGGTTTTATTAAAAGTTATAAATCAGGAAAAAAAGAACACATGTATAGAATTGGTGAACATGAAGTGCCTGTTGATGCGATTGAAAGTCTTGAAATGGAAGAGGTAGAAGAAGAGTGAGATATTGCGTTGATATTGATGGAACTATTTGTAGTCCAACTGTGGGTAGGGATTACCATAAGGCAATGCCATGGTGGGATCGGATTGCTACCATAAATAAGTTATATGATGAAGGTCATGATATCACTTACTTTACCGCTAGAGGTATGGGTCGATTCGGTGATGATCCAGATGCAAGCATGAAAGCATCGGCTCTATTATTTGATCTTACAGAAAAACAACTTAAAGGTTGGGGATGTAAATACAATGCCTTGATCTTAGGTAAACCACATGCTGATTTCTTTATTGATGACAAAGGTGTAAATTCTGATGACTTCTTTAGGGCCAAGTAGAAGACCTCGTAATGCTCGTGCAGCAGAACCTGTAAAGTTTGTACCGAAGGGATGGGGATATGAAAAATGGATTGCAAACTGTGAAAAGTATTGCGGTAAACTATTGTTTATTGCAAAGGATAAACAGTGTTCATGGCACTATCATAAATTAAAAGACGAAGTATTTTTTGTTCAGAGTGGAAAGATAAAGTTATACCATAGTTGGGGTATGGATATAGAGAAGGCAGATATAACTATTTTAAGAAGAGGTGATAAGTTTCATGTGCCTATTGGACTGAAACATCGTATGTTTGCACTAGAAGATACTGAACTTTTTGAGTTCAGTACAGAACACATGGATTCCGATTCCCACAGAATTATGCCTGGAGATACGATTTAACTGATTTATAATCGTGTTGATACCATGAGTTATCTGCACATGTATATTCTTGATACTTACCTTCTAGATGTTTGGGGAAGGG